GGAAAACATAGCGCTGACCCCATAGACGCGAACCGATGCACAGGGAGAACCCCATGCATAGGAACGTCTGCTCTGGTACTTCGCGACGCTTGAACCAGATCGTTCAGATCTGGGTAGGCATCAAAAAGCGCCTTCACGAGCAGATTAGAGACACGGTCGGAGGCTTCGCTCAAATCGAGCGTAGCCAGGTTCCCATCAAGAGAACCTGCCAGTGCCAAAAGCTGGTTAGGCTCTTGGAACTCTGTCCCGATCAAGTTGACCAAGTAACTATGATCAACCTCATCGCGAATTGCTCTTGCCACACCCTGTTGCATGAACTGCATACAGGTGGGCTCGATTGCAATGATGCGAGGTGTCTCAGCGGTTTTAGGAACATCGACCACCCTCACGGGTAGTTCTCGTTCCGGGGCTCTCATGTCAATCCTGCCATAAGCTTCTGAAGTATAACCCCAGAAGCTGGCATAGCGCCAATAAGGCGCTACTGCTTCCAGTCTGTCGGTCCACGAAGGAAAAGTATATTTGGCGTTCGCCATCAGCTTTTCTGCAGTGGCCCCAGGACCGTGAGCAGGGGCGAGATCGAAGTTACGAACACGAGTGTTCACCTTCGACATCGCTTCCGAGAAGACCACGTTGGCAACTCGCTGGAATTCTAGAACGAATTCCGGTTCGATGCCATCTTCCCAGATCTTGACTTGAGTATTCGATCGGACGAAAGAGTCATACGCAGCTTGCGTACGCTCCATCCCGCAATCGAGTTCGATCTTCTTGAACATCAGCGTGAGCTGACGTATCGATCGGATCGCCTCAACGTTAGGATTGTCCAACAGAACTCCGCTTGAGCGGTCAAAAACGAGGTCGAAGAATCCCCCTAGAAAAACCGGGAGGTTCTGCCTGCACCGGAAACCCGGGAACAGGTCAGGACTCGCCTTCGCTAGGTCAAGGCCTCTCTCGAGGCCCGAACCCAACTTGGGCAGGGTACGAGTCAAAAACTCGATCCCCTCGTTCTCGAACCGAGTCTGGACGGTTACAATATCCAGACTGGTGTTTGTCGAGCAAGACGCACTGGCATCAGCCAGGACATCTGTGAAGAGTGTTACAAGGCTTTTCATGGTCGTCGCTTTCATTAGCGGCTGGCATCCAAACCATCGTGACAACACTTGCGTTCCATAGCAAGTGCCAGATCCCTAGCAAAGAGAATAGAACAACTCCAAACAGAGTTGCTCTACCCCTCCACGGCCCGCTACCCCCCTCGCGGGGGAAGACCTCCGTTAAGGAGGACGCGGGAAGGGAAGCTCTCCGCGGAATTACGACTCGAGACCAAGAACCTTCTTCAGGTTCGCGTTGGTCCCGGCCGTGTTCCAGGTGAAAGCTCCCGTGCAAAGCTCGATGAGCTCTGCCTCCGTGAAGCCAACGTTAGGCCGATCGATCGAGATGTTGATCACTGCACCGATCTCAGACTTTACGTCTGTGAGAACGTCAGTGGACACCTTCTTTCGAG